CGTATGATGCAAGTAGTGCCTTTAGTTGTTCTGTGTTCATGTTTCCTCCTAGGATAGAACCTTAATTAGTATAGCATATCCAGCCCATAGCCCTACAATTCCTGCGACTCCCGCAAAAACTGGTGGTGCTGGTACTGGCAATTTGAATGCAGCAAATACTACGCCACACCCAAAACCTGTTAATGTTGACAATAATATATCTTTCATTGTTTTGTTTCATCCTCTGGTAACAGTGTTCTTAATTCTTTGTATGCTGTTGAAATATTTTTCATAGATGGATAGTCTGGTCTTGACATAGACAATGCCTCTCCATATTCATCAAAGTATGATATGTCTGCATCAACATCGTTGACAAATTTAGTTAATCCCTTTTGTACACTTTCAATATACGAAAAAGCCCAATCTCTTGAGTCAGAAAGAAATTTAATAAAGTTTTCTTTATGTATTGAATCATCTGAATCTTCTTTTATTTTTGTAGACTTAGTTATGTCAACATATTCTTGAAGCAAAGTCTTTTCAATAAAAAGTTTTGAGACATCTCTTTTAAGTTTGATAGATTGTCTTAAAACTAATATGTATGAGATTGCAAAGCAAACTGATAGTGTTGCAAAAACAACAATAAAAATATCTTTCATATCACCACTCCACATGATTTAAGTATATACTAAAAATTCGGGTTTGTCAAACTATAAAAATCTTTAAAGTTAGTATTAGTAAACATCTCATACTCTTCAAGAGTCCTTACAGAGCCTGCTGCGTATATGCCAGTCTCTTCACCGCAAAGAATTCTTTTTTGTTTCTTGTATGATATGTCTTCTAATTCTTTCCAAGATAGTCCACGCAAGTTTCTATCTTTCCATATTTTATTATAACCACCACGAGAATAAAAATGATAAACAATATTTTTTGAAGGAGAATAGATGTCCCATCCTCTTGTCCATGATCTCATAGCAAAACAAACCTCTTCACCAAAGAAACTAATTTCTGGATCGTATGGAACTTCCTCTACTATTGAACCATCTGAAAACATAAATCCACCAAGAACTGTTTGAGACAACTCTGGATTTTCTTTTGCCCTATCTTCAAACTCAAATCTTTCTGCTGTCCACTGTTTCCTTTTATTTAGTGATAACTTTTGTCTGGTAGGATATGGCTTTATCTTTGTATTGTTTTTTATTAAAAACATGCCACCATTTCTTTCAGGTTCAAAAGGGGCAGGAAAGTATGATAATATAATTCTACTGTTTCCAGATATATTCTTAGCCCTATTTAATTGATCAATTGAGATAGAATCCCATCCAGGAACAAACCTTGTGTGTGAATCAACTTGAAGAAAATACTCTTGACCAGAATACAACTCCATAGCCTTTGCCCTTGCATATCCTGCACCTCTTGCTTCTTTTGGATGCATTTTAGTCACAGATATGTTTTTTATTTCTTCATAATTAAAGATTTCTGAGTCAAGGCCTTGATGTACAACTCCAAAGTAAAGATTGTCTGGATTATTTGCATTTGAAATAGCGCTTTTAATTGTCCATTCAAGTTCTGGATCACGATAAGAAGCAATAGATATAAAAATTCTCATTTTATTGCCTCTCTTGTTACTAACACTATTGCGCCTTCCATTTCTAATGCCTTTTTAATATTTAATACATACTGTAAAGCCTCTATCTTATCGTCATGAACCATTTTTGCAAAAGCATATTCATTTAATTTAATCGTAATAAAATGCTCATTATCAATTAATTCTATACTAAATCCTTTTGGAGGAATGATAGAATGAAAGGCTCTACGCATCTGATCTGTATACATTACTTATCATATCCAAACATCTTAAATTCCCAAGACCACTCAGACTGTATTGCATTAATATGGTTTAATTTAAAGGTATTTTCTACAGTGTATTTTTTGTCTCTATATTGTTTTTCAAATGTGTTCATAGAAATATTTTTAATATTGTGACTTAATAAAACATTATTTATTTCATTTTCTATTCCAAGTTCATACCTTAATACTTTATCAACTAATATATCATTATCTATAGAGTACAGATATTTTCTACTTTTAAGCATAGAAAAACCTTCAACATTTTCAAAAAAGTATTTATCTAAAATGTTATCTTTTTGTGTTTTATCAAAATTTTCCCAATCTATATTTTTTAATTTTACTTGATAAAAAAACGCAGATAGCACAGTATCATAAGGATGTCTTACAAATATGTAAGACTTTGTGTTTGATAAGTCTAAAATAGACGATACTTCGGAGTAAGGAATATGATTATAAAAACCTTTGTGATTCCTTGGCCTATGTTGTGAATTTGGAGGATCAATTTTAGTTACAATGGCATTTTCAGGTAACACCTTAGATAGTTCAACTTCTAAAGAAGTCCCACCAACCTTAGAGTTTTTAAGCATTAAAAAGTTATGATCTGGAGAATATATCATTACTTATCCGTTGTTAGCGCTTGCCATGTATTTGCCCAGTCTTGCTTTGTTTTATGCTTGTTAAACTCTCTAGAAATATTCCCAAGTTCAAGGAATACCCCACCCCACACACCATACTCTTTTCCAGAAACACCATTAGCAAAACAAACCTTTGATACTGGACATCTTTGACATATTGAGTCTACTATTGGACGAGTATTAACATCTTCTTCATACTTATCAAAAAATATATTAGTATCAAGACCAAGACAGACTGCTTCATCTTTCCATAAATGTTGCTTCATTTACTGACCGTATTTGTTTGGAATGTCCCAACCATTACGATTAAGGTTAAAGGTTTTTTGTAGGTACCATGCATTTTTTACACGCACCCCACTAGGTGATGTTCTTGCAAGGTCTGATCTTTTACGCTCTACAACGTCCCAACCTACCCATTCAAGTTCTTTATTCTTTGAAACAATTTTTTCCATATGTGCTAACGAATTAATTATCATGTCTTATGCTTTCTTTTAGTAACGGAAGATTCCTACTTCTACATTTTTTGATTCTGCAAAAGTTGTTAATTTTGATACTGGTTGTTTTGGCTTACTAAGAAATGCAAAATAGTTTACTTGATCCATATTTGATTGTAACCAACTTTCTGGAACTTTATAAAACTTTATTTTGCGACCTCTTGCTTTCATTCCTCGTTCTGAAAGGTTTGAGAACTCTGAAACAAAAGAGTTAACCTTTGTAGGGCCAACAGAATAGATTATAAAATCTTTTTCTTCTTCCTTCATTCCAGATAAAGCAACACTTATAGCACGAAGGAATAGATTATAGTCGTCAAACTCATTAGTTCCCTGCACTGCCACTATCATTTATTTTCCCATTCTTTAAGTTATCCAGGATGAATAACATCTTATCTATTTCTTTTTTTGACATCTTGGTTGTATCTAAAGGTCTTCCAGTTTCTGGACTTACCTTTCCGTTTACTGTATCTCCAACATAAAACATGTTATTTGATACCCAATATGCTTTTTGATCTATTATGACAACCTTTGTTGTTTGTTTTTCTTTCCAAATTTTGGATTGAGATGTAACAACTTTGTCATCAAAAATGTCTTTAAAGAAAAAATCTTTTAATATGTTATGCATATCGCTTTGACGATATAATATTTTATTAAAAGACTTCTTTCTTTTTTTATTCATTACTATAATTATAGAGGAAAAGGCTATCAATGTCAAGCCCATAACAAGGATATAAATCATTTTTACCCCTTTAAACTAAATGGACTTCCTTGCCAAACCTTTTCTGTCTTGCTTTTTTCACGTTCAACTATGCTGCGACTCCATGCAAATCCTGCATCTCCACCCCAGGCATCCCACATTATTCTTCCATTTGATGGAAACTCTGGACCATCAAAGAAACCTTTTCCTTTTTTATCTACTTCATGACGTGAAAAGAAAGAGTACATTCTTTTAACAGTATCAAGAGACATAGGCGATCCACTAACAATATCTGTTGCTCTGCCCCAACCTACTGGAGTTCCAGCCCCTGTTGCCTTTCCATCTTCTTTCCACTTTAAAGCACGACGTGCTGCAGCCTTCATGCCTGCATTAGGTGAGTATGTCTCTGCCATTACTTACCCTTCTTTGGATGCTTCACTTCATAAGGACCAATAATAGATTTAACTGTACCATTTTTATTCATGCGTACAATCTTTCCATCTTTGATTTGTGTTGCATTAAATGATTGCGCTTTTTTCTTTGGCATTATTTTAAAAACCCATTCCAAAAGTTATCTGATCCCAATTCTTTTTCAGACTTATATGTTCCACCACGTCGCTTATATTCTTGAACAACCCAAGAATTTGCAACTGCAGATGGATAAACGTCAAACTTATCTTTTGCTGCTTGCACAACCCTTGCATAAAGTCTTGGATTAGAAGGTGTTGAGCCACCACGACGTGGTTGAATCATTTCACCATAGTTAGGCTTTTTTGCTTTTTCCATTTCGTCTTCCATTTCTTGTGATTTTCCAATTGATGAGTCATACATTGCCATTGCAATTTCTGAATCGTCTGCAATTTCTGAATCCATGTCTGCTGGGTTGTCGTTTATGTTGTCAACCTTAGCATCCTTATACATCATTCCAATACTATAGGCAGTTGGTTCCCACTTGCCGTCTTCTTCTTCATAAATTCTTACAGACATTGCTGGATTGTCTGGTGGCATAGATTCAAGAGCATACTCTGACCCAGGCGTACCCAACGTTCCACCCTCAACCATAATGTGCTCTACAACGCCATGCATAACACCCTCAGATGTCATGCCCATAACAAAGTCGCCTTCTTTTATCATATACCGATTATATCAGACTTTATCTTTTTAGAAGTCTTTTGACTTCATCTAGTGCCCAGATTTCTGGCTTTGTAAGTTTAGAAATCTCAGCCTTATCAAGACCTTTTTCAGATATCGTAACTACTGGATCTGCCAGTAAAAAATCAATATTAACATAACCTTTTTCCCATAGGTTTAAAAGATCCCTATTTACTTGAGTTAGGTGGTCTTCATACATATCTGGCATAACCTCTTGCATTTTTGGAGTAATTGTATATAGAAGTTCGTTAGTTTCTGAATCTACTCCAGCAACTTCTAATGCACCTTCAAGTATTAAATTTTTGATTAATTCATCTTCGTTATTGTCCATTATTTTGTCCTTATCTTCCAAGTCATTATTTTTGGACCAGCCTGAATCATCTCAAACATATTATACTCAAACTCACTTTTAAGTTCCATGTAAAGTTCTGGATGAACTTCTTTTAGTTTATCAGTAATTGAATATACAAGTTCTCCACTGGAATCAATATCTGATATTTGAATAGCACCTTGATTAATTAAATGATCAAGAAGTGCTTGACTTTTTGCATCCATTACTTACCTGATTTTGCTCTAGCCTTCTTGAGTGCACCAAAGTCTTTTACCTTTGTGTCTCCAAGATATCCCCATGCATAACCATCGTTGATCATCATGTCATTAAGAGAAATAGTGTTGCCATCTACATATACCCAGCCTAAAATGCGACCATACTTTTCAGATGAGTCCATCTTTTCAGTCTTAATTACAACAGACTTTGCGTCCTTAAGAGACTTCTTTAGATACTCTTTGGCTTCAAGACCAAGGGCTTTCTCAGCAAGATCTTTTGTGCGAGACTCAGGGGTATCAATACCAGCCAATCTAACACGAGATGCAAACAAGATATCAAACCCTAAATCAATAAGAACATCAATTGTATCTCCATCTACGACATTCTCTACTTTTCTTACATAGTATTCATACATTATTTTCTCCCCCATTGTATGTAGTTCCAACCACGCTCATGTGCGTAGTAAATAAATATTTTAACTACCGTTTCCCAAAAGGCAATAGTTACAGAAAGACCAGCATTTCTTGTAATAACATAGGCCACAGCAACAGAGGAAAGCGTTCCCCATATGCGATAACTTAATGCCTTAGCAAAGGATCTAGACTTGGTTACTGTCATCAGATCCACCCCATTTTTTGTCAACAAAGTAAACAGCAATAGCAGCAACTATAAGTGAGACAACAACCGCAATAGCATTCTCTAACATTTATAGGCCCATCTCTTTGCGCTTTTGTGTAGCAGAAATAGCGTGGATATCTGCACCTAAATCTACCTGTTCAATCTTATATCCTACATCACGACCATATACAATGTTAGTAATGTTGGGCAGTCTTAATACCAATGCGCCATCCATAAATTCATCCTTGGCAATATATTCTTTTACCTGATCAAACTTAAGTGGATCTTTTTCGCTTGTGTTGTAGGTATTACGGACTCCAAGAAGTACTTGGTCAGTTCTCTTGCCAGCCTCCTTGTAAAGTGCGTGGTGGCCTTCGTGCCAAGGCTGATACCTACCCAGCATAAGAGTCGTTGGGGCGGACCAATCGTGCAAACCAAACTTATCAATGATATGAGATGCTTTTGCTTCTGCATCTAAATTGTGACTAATGAATGATACATCAAACTCTGTTGGTCGTTCAAACATTTTATTTGTGTCTTCAAAGCGACCCTCTGCAATTGTATCCATAAATACTAGAATATCTGGCTTACCAAATGCTGAACGAGTTAAGTCTGTTGGACAAATAAAATCAACAATTACTGGAGCAACACCCTGCTTAGATATAAGTCTTGCTATCTCTCCCATGCGACGTGCTTGCTCAAGTCTGTCCTCTGCACTAAATCCTAGGTCAGAGTTTACTGTTGCACGAACCTCATCTGCATTAAGATGAATAGCGTTAATACGTTCTTTTAGGGCTTTTGCTAATTCTGTTTTACCAGAACCAGGTAGTCCAATAATTTGAATAATCATGCGTGTGGATCTTCCTTTGCTTTATTTTCAATTAGTTTATGTCTTTCATCAAGAACGGTTATTGCAAAAGAAATCATCTTTTTATATCCTTCAGGATTATCCATAACCTTGTTGTAGTGATGACCACAAAACAATAGTTCCCCACTTAATCCAGTAACCTTCACAAGTGCTTCTGCACTGCATCTGTCACATCTATCATGAGGGGATAGTTGCCATTCTGACTTTACTTCGTCTTTAATCATCGTAAACATTATACTACTACTTTCTATTATCAGTGGAATAGAATCCACTACCGTTGAATACTGCTGTTACATTAGAGTATACACGCTCCAGTGGTAGAGTGCAAGTTTCACACTCATACCCTGGATCGCTATCTTTAATAGATCTTTGTTTGATTACAATTTCAGAACATTGTCCTGTGCATTTGTATTCATATACTGGCAATTACTTGACCTGATTTCCTTTACCAGTGCCAGAAGATTTCTTAATATTTTGAGTTATTGAACTCTTTTTAGCAGCATCTGGAGACTTTGATTTTACTGGAGTTGCTGCTAACTTATTTAGTAGTGGAGCATTTTCTTCACCAGCATAAACTGGACGGCCCCAGCCAACTACAGCATTAAGCAACTTCTTCTTGTTATTCTTTACATAACCACGAGTCTTCTCAACACACATTCCTCCATTGCGTTGATCTCCCTTTGCAGTTCCTGAAGTATTTCCTTCAATAACCTGGATTGTTCCATCTCCATTATTTTTAATACAAAGACCAACATGTGAAATACGATTTACACCGTCTTCTGGAAAATCAAAATAGATCCAGTCTCCTGGCATTGGATCATCATTGCGTGCATCTGACCAACGACCTTCCTTTTTAAACTGATCTGATGCTGCTACTGTTGATGCAGACTTTGGAAACTTTGCTACCCCCGCAGTAAACGCACACCACGAAACAAATGACTGGCACCAAGGTTGGAAGTTAACCTTCATCCATGCACCATACTTTGTTTCATTGTCTTTAGGACCTTCAATGGTTCCTAACTCTTTCTTTGCAACCTCAATGATTGCTTCTAGACTACCTTTTGCTGCCATTTTTTATCTCCTAATATTGAGGGGCAGTTTAAAGACATGCCTAGGTCTTTTATATAATTATAGCCTATATACTACTTTTTAGCAAGTTTGATTTCAATAGTCTTTGGCTTTTTATCTTCAGGGATTACACGATCTACATTAATATGTAGCATACCATCCTTCATTTCTGCACCAGTTACTTCCATATATTCTCCAAGAGCAAATGATCGTACAAATTTACGACCAGCAATACCCTTATGAACAACTTCTGCATCTGTTACTTCTACAATTTCACCCTTGATAATCAATGTTCCATTATCTACTGATACATTAATATTTTCCTTAGAAAATCCAGCAACGGCTATAGATAGTCTATATGTATCTTCATCTAGTTTAAGAAGATCATATGGAGGATATGACTGTGAATTTGTTTTATGTGCTGTATTAAGACGGGCCAACTCTCTGTTAAACCCAATAAAAAAAGGATCATTGAATAGATCCATTGCATGTGTTACTACCATTTTATTCCCCTTTCAAGCGAATAAGTTAATGTACCCCCAGTCGGCAGGTACAATTAAATTATATCATACTATGTTATAATATTAAAATGAGCAAAATAGTAGTGCTTGGACTAGGTAAAACTGGAACAACTTCAACATCTGCTTTTTTTGAAAATCTAGGATTTAGGTCTATTCAGTGGGTTGGAAGCAGAATAGATGTAAATACATTTAAAGGTATGTCAAAAAAACAAATATTAGATTTTAGTAGTTATTTAGAAGAAGAGTATGATGTTTTTTCTGACTATCCATACTGTATGTCTTATGAATATTTTGATAATAAATATAAAGATTCTTATTTTATACTAATAACAAGAAACACAGAAGATTGGTGTAAATCTATAAGGAAACATGATGGCCTATCAAAATTTAATCCATTAAGGATTGCATGCTGGAGTCAATATTTAAACATTGAAAATAAAGGTATTATTGACTTATCAGAAAATGATCTCAAACTTATATATGAAAGCCATACAAAAGACGTTCTTGAATACTTTAAAGACTCTAAAAATTTTATTCATATAGATTTAAACGATAAAGACAAGGCAGATAAAATTTGTAAATTTTTAAACATCTCAACCTATTTAGATTTTCCAAAAATGAATATTACAAAAAAATAAAATAATGAATGACTAAATTCCTGTCAATATCTTAAAATTATAAGAATTTTCCCAGTTTTTAATATCTATTTTATCATTTAATAATGGTTGACCCTTAATGTTTAGGCTAGTATTAAGAAGAATTGGAACCCCAGTTTCAAGATAAAATTTATTTAGAACTCTCCATAGCCCACGATGCTGATCTTTATTTACAGTCTGGACTCTTGATGTTCCATCTGCGTGCACCACAGATGGTATCTTTTCAGGCTGCAGGCACTTAACAGTGTACTGCATGTATGGGCTTGTAAAGTCCATGTCAAACCACTTGTTTGCAAACTCTTCCATAACTACTGGAGCAAATGGTCTAAACAACTCTCTTTGCTTAATTAAATTAACCTTATCCTTAATGTTTGGATCTCTTGGATCTGCAAGAATACTTCTGTTGCCTAATGCTCTTGGGCCATACTCTGCTCTACCTGATGCTACTGCTACGACTCCATCTTTTAATATACCGTCCACAATTTGTTGAATAGGATACTCTCCTCCAAGATCATAACCAAGATAAGGAGTTTTCCACTCAAGGTGTTTTCCGTATAATGCTGCTGCTGCTCCTAAAGAACTTCCAGCATCCCCTGGGTTTGGCATAATCCAGATCATATCAAATATTTTCCATAGCAAAGTATTTGCTGAAGAGTTAAGGGCACAACCACCCATAAATACTAAGTTGTTTTTACCAGTTATTGTTTTTGCCATACGCATAAACTGATTTAGTCTTTGCTCGTACACCATTTGTACTGCTGCTGCTATATCAAACTTATCTTGTTCTGAAACCCATCCCCAGTCAGTGATTCCCTTATGAAAATTATATTTTTGTTGATCATAACTTGGGAAATATTCGTCTACTTTTTTATAATACTTTTGCCAGTCTCCATAGGCAGCCATCCCCATCATAATATATTCTTCTTGGTTTGGCATTAGTCCTATAAGTTGAGTAAAGGCTGAGTAAAACAATCCAAAACTAACTGGATAGTTTTGTTTATACTTAAGTCTGATCTTGTCTCCCTCTCCAACCCAGATTGTTGAGGTATTAAATTCCCCAATTGCGTCTAACACGACAATACAAGCATCGTCAAATGAACTTGTATAGTATCCTGCTGCTGCATGAGAATGATGATGCTTAAAATAATGTACTGGTACATCTATTGGAAAGTTTGGCTTCCAATCACTTGCTCCACCACGTAGCATAATTCTAGACTTTTTGAGTAAAGGCTTCTCATAGTAAGCAATGTAGTTTGGTGTCCCATAGTTTAAAACATCTAAAATAATTTCTTTGTTGTTGTACCAGTCATTTTTCTTTTTGCTATACCTTTCTGCATGCCCTGCAAAAAGAATCTCTCCATCTTTAATTAAAGATACAGAGGCATCGTGTGATGTTTCATTAATTCCAAGTATTATCATTTTATATATTGTTTATAAATAAAGTTTGCCCAATAGTCATGAAAGGCTATTCCATGATGGTCTTTATCTCTTGCTTTTATTAAATATTTTTTATTTTTATTATTTAAAACATAGTTTTCACAATAATCAGAAACTTCTTTAGTATTAATTGCATAAAAACTGTCAAAATTAATAAAAGTATTTTCTATATCATAAGATAAGTCTTTATCATTTTCTTTTTTATCTTTCCATGAAAAACAATATAGTTTAATATTGTTGGATTTACAGTATTGATCAAGCATTAAATAATATTGATAAGAAATAAGATTAATTATTTTTTTTGATTCATCGCTATAAAAAGAATCAAAAAATAAATCATCTACATTTGAATAAGAATAAAACCTAATAAGTCCTGGAGAATTTAAAAAAATGATGTCTGGATTGCCATAATTTTTAAAATATTTGAACATCAATACAATTTGATTGGTTATTGAAGATCCTGGAGTAGCAAGATTAAAATATCCAGAGCACTTAGAATCTTGATTTATTAAATTATATAATTTTTTTGACCATGTTTCTTCAATTTCTAAACCAGATCCAAATGTTACAGAGCAGCCAGCAAACAATATATGCTTACCGAAATGATCTTTTATAAAGTTATCAGATCTATAATTAAAATCATTTAATTCATTTATAATTTTAGAGTCTTCATAACCACTTAATTTTTTTTGATCTATATCTTTTTTGTTAAATCTACTTAATTTTGACAGTGGCTCAAAAGAATATAGCGTTTCTTTTGTGTATGGAAAGTCTTTATTTACATAAGTTGGAAAAATTTTTATAATATTGTTAATATCAAATTTCATATACATCCTTAATAAATAAATTCTTGTTTTTTATACATCTTTTTTATTTTTTTTAAAATAAAATAAGTTTTAATTTTTTTTATAATTTTCATAAAAACATTATACCATTTGCTGGTCTGGCAGGTATCGATCCTGCGACATCCGAATTAACAGTTCGGCACTCTACCATCTGAGTTACAGACCAAAACCAATTAACCTAAAAGACTTACAAGCCTATTGGTTGTAGTTGTTCTTCCTACTGCTGACTTAGATACTGATACAAAATAATCATATGTTGATTGGTATGTACCCTTGTAATTTTTAGCCCAGTATGCAGAAAATGCTGCAGTTGCTGCTGATGTTCCAACTGATCTACCAATCTGAGTATCAAATGCTCCAAGAGAATAAAAATCTACCTCTACTGCTGCATTAGAATACGGAGCCATTGCGTCATCTTCTGTTGCTCCACCTACTGCGACTGCTTGTGGAATACAGGCTGGAAAATCAATTCTTGAATAGTCACGATTATTTCCTGCAGCAAACATAGTTGCTACTCCTGCTGCAGATAACTTATCAATATTTCCAATTAGTTCAGCATGTGTTGTTCTAATTGGACAGTACTTTGGACCAGTACCTAGATTATGGTTTCCCATTGATGCAGAAACCGAAACAATATTATACTTTTGCTTATTGTTAACAACCCAAGTAAGTGCTTTAGTTACTTCATTGATGCTATATGTGTCCATCTTTCCGTTCTTTAACATACCAGCAATACGTATAAAAATAATATCTGCATCTGGGTTTACATTATTGGCAATAAGAGCCATAATAGTTCCATGCTCAAATCCACCTTTTAATGCTTGAGATGATGGAAGAGTTGCAGCCCCAAGACCTTCTTGAAACTTTTGTCCATTTGGACAAACCATACTTCCAATAAAGCAAACTTCCTGTACAAGTTTTCCTTTTATTTGAGGAATAGATGAATCAATTGCTGTATCAATAATAACAATTGACTTGTTTGGTTCTGCATGTACTGGCTGTAATAGTACTAAACTAAATACCGCTATAAGTCCCACTGCGATTTTTTTCATGTTTCTCCTTGTTAGTTTTCTTTGATTTTAATTACTACTTGGCAAGGGTCTCCGCCCTCTTCCCATTCTTGTTGCTCTTCTTCATTCATATAGGGATCACCCTCATGAGTATTACAGAACGGTTCAGTTACCCATCCCCGTTCAATTCCGTTTTCAAGCCAAATCTCAAACTCATCAAAATTTGACTCTATATTCTGAATATCTTTTAGGATCTCTTCAAATTCTTCGTTCATATAATAAGTATACTCCTAAAGACTTACTACGTCAACTGGGCCCATACATGATGGGTTAAATTTAATTGCAGCATTTACTGCTTGCATTACTCTATTCCTTGCATTTTTTTGTTTATCTGTTGCGTACAAAACACCATAAGCATACTCTGCTCCAGAACCCATAGCAAGGTAAGGCAGTGTGTATTTAGATAAAGACATATCTGCAGAACTATGTTCATAGATTTGACCACGAACACAAATAATTAGTCCAAGGTCTCCATCTTTAGATGTGTCTACCCAGAACTCATTATAAAATTCTTTTAGTTCTTTAACAAACTTTGTCTGCATAAACCTATCTGTATCTTTAATATTAGGTGCAGTTGGCTTAAAGTTATAACGGATTCTTTCTCCGTCCATTGCTCCTGCATACCCAATAAGGTAAGGTCCTATCTTCCAAACCTTTGGCGCTTCAAGTGCTAGAATAGTGCCATCATCTGATGCTCCACGATCTCCAGCCATGTAAACTTTATCTTCATGGCGAACTACAGCAATACAGGTCATGACAAAACCCCTCCCAGATTAGGTATATTTAAGTATACCAGTTTCCCAGGAGGGGTGTCAAGCAAGGTCTATATTATGACTAATTAGCCTTTTTATCTACTGATTTAAACGCATCATTGATTTCTGCCAATGATAGTTTTCCATCGTCCAAAAAAGCCCTAGCCAGCCTTTCAATAACTGTTGCTACTCCTAATAGTCCTGCAAGCATAACTGCTTGTATGGTGTCAATTCCTACTACGGCTCCTGCTCCTAGGACTGATAGTCCTGATGCTGCAAATACCGCAAGAATTCTCATTAGAATATTTGTTATTGCTTTCTGTGGGTGCTCCTGCTTTGGGGGTTCTACTATTTTTTTAGTTGCCATTATTTATCTCCTTTTCCTGCAAAGTATCCACCAATAATTCCTATTAGTCCTACTAATGCATTTTGTACTAATGCGATTGCATCTTCGTTTGTTCCATATTTTTCACCTGATGTTGATTGTTGGAGAAGCATTGAAGCATATTCTCCAATAACTACAAGACCAATGAAACCTAATATACCTAGGGTAATTACCCACATTAATTTATCTTTCATTATTTATCCTCTTTTCTTAGCGGGATTGTAACTAGCCAGATTACTGTTGTTATTAATACTGCAATACCAACAATGTCTCTTGCTGATCCCGTCAAAGTTAGCCATGCGATAAAGAAGCCAAGGAGGGTGAATGCCTGTGCAATTAATTCCATTCCTGCGTCTCTAAACCACTTAGTTAATCCTTTTAGCATTTTTCCTAATAGGTTTATGGCTTTATTTATTATTTTCATTTATTCCTCCTTATTACTGATGCCGCAATTTGTGATGCAATGACCACTGGGACAATTACTTCTTGCGCTTTCTCTCTCTGATCATCTGTCATATCCATACCCAACTCAGAAAAATTGGATAGGAGTTCTGTAACATCCACTTCAAATACTGCTCCAAGTGGGTCTGCTAAGAATGCTTCTGTCTGTACTTCTGTTGTTGCATCTGCTAATGTAAATGGCATTGGCGTGTCTCCTGCATCCCCTGCTCTTTCTGCGAACTCAACAAATGCTGATGCTACTGCAGGATCTGACTTCATTGCCTCTGCCACCTTTGCAACTTCTGCTGCAGAAATACCAAGGTCTTTTGCAACCTCTGATTTTGCCTCTTGTGTTAAAGACTTAAGTGTTTGACTTACTGCTGCTGTTTGCTCTACAGAAAGTTTAATTAATTTATTATCCTTGCTTGTAAGGTTTGCAATAACACCAGATAAATCTTCTGCATTTCCTGTACCCTTTTGTGGGATCAATGCTGCTAACTCTGCATCCTTTATAACTGGATCAATATTTTCTGCTGGTTTAAAGTCTGGTCTTGGAAGTGGTTTAGGCTCTGGAGAAGGCTGAACAGGAGGCTCTGGAGAAGGCTCTGGCTTTGGTTCAGGGCTTGGGGCAGGTGTAGGCTTAGGCTCTTCTGGCTTTGGCTTATCAGTAGGCTCTGGCTTTGGTTCTGGTTTAGGTCCAGGCTCTGTAGGCTTTGGTCCTGGCTGTGTAGGCTTTGGTCCTGGCTCTTCTGTGGCAGTATTGTTAGTTGGCTTTGGTTCTGGCTTCTCTGTTGGTGGTGGGGAAGGCTTTGGCTTTTCTGGTTCAACAGTTGGCTTTGGAGAAGGTTCTGGTTTAGGCTGGTTTGCTGCAGCATTGGCTGCTGCTTGAGCAATTGCTCTTTGAATTTCTCTTTGTGACTGCTCATCATAGTAACGCCATGCGTCATCAATTGCACCATTGACATCATTGACTGCATTATTGAAATCATTTATGGCATTGTTTTTTTCAGACAAAGCATCTGCTGTATCATTTACTGCGTTATCATACTCAGATTCTTTATTAGTTAATGTTTGATTTAATGAATTTAATGTTGCAACCTCTTGGTTATAAACATTTAGTTTATCATTATATTCCTGCTGTGCTGACTGCTTTGCACTTAAGGCTGCTTGATACTCAGCAGTTTGTGTTGCAGTCGGTCCATATCCAGAAGAAAATGTGTTTAAGTTACAACTAAAGTTTTGTCCCCATACTCTTGGATTTCCAGCATAGTCACAACCTGCACCAGTCCATCCTCCAGGTATAGCCCATCCAAGGTGATAAGATCCTGGGCCACCACCGTTGTACCACCATATTTCTACATCAAAAACCTTGTCTATTGTTACATCATATATTGGAGAGTATGGGCTCCATGTTGTTCCTTGCTCTATCCAGTTATTAATAACCAACTCTCCATCAATATACATTTTAAAACCATCATCTGTATATCCTGCAAATTTTGTTGATGTGAACCATGACGGTACTGTTATTTTTCCAGTAAATTTAACTATAAAGTTTTCATATCTATTACCACAAACTGGACGAGTCATATAGTTTCCATTTAATGTTCCACTACATAAGAATTGATCTGTGGATGCAAGTCCGTCAACTCTAATTAAACTATATACTTCATATGCTAAACCTGATCCACCAGCAGTATTCAATGCTTGCTGGGCATTTGATAAGTTAATGTTGGCTATACCAAGGGCATCGTAGGCATTATTTTTATTAGTTAGGGCAGTGGCTACTGTAACAGTTTGTCCGTCTACATTGGACTGGGCAAGGTCTACTTCTTCTAAGGCTAGTTCTTCTGCCTCTACTGCATCTTCGTAGTCTGCAATGGCATCATCTCTTACATCCCGCAGATTTTTGGCATACATGAACTTGTTCTCTGCTATGTCAATCATACCTATCAGACCATCTTTATAGTCTAATTTATCTACTGCGCTGTTTAGGTTTTGAATTTTTCCTGCTGCAACTGTTAGTGGGTCGTTTGAATTAGCCTCTGTTGGAGCAATAAATAACCATCCAAAAGCAAGTAAAATAACAGTAGATATACGCAAAAATTTATTCAAGTGGTGGACTCTCCTCTTGCCTATTATATCAAATTATTCAGTTAGACATATAGACAAAAAGAAAGGGAGCCAGTTTCCTGACTCCCAAACTTTTAAGTTTTGGTTACTTAAGTAGAGTAACCTTTGCCTTTGGATTCTTTGTGTTCCATTGCTTAGCAAGTGCATTGAATGATGCCTTGATCTTTGCCAATGTTGCTGCATTATCTGCAGTCAACTTAGCAATTACTGCATCCTTAGCAGCAAGGGCTGCATCTGAAGCAACCTTTGCATCTGCTAGTGCCTTTGCTGAAGCAGCCTTTTCTGCTACAAGAGCAGCATCTGAAGCAGCCTTAGCAGCAACTGCATCAGCAGCAGCCTTTACAACTGCAGCATCTGCAACAGCCTTCGCAGCGATTGCTGCATCCTTTGCAGCCTTTTCAGCAGCAAGTTCTGATACTAGATCACGAACTGCAATTTCTGCAAATGGTGCAAGAGTACGAGCAGTTAGACCAACTACATCTGCAGATGCAGCATCTGTTGAAGTTGTTGGAGCAAACATAATTAGTGAACGTGTTCCAGTTGCTGGAAGTGTTGCGCTAAACTTTGCAACTCCAAAATCTGAAAGTGTTGCACCAGTTGATACTGTTGCTGTGTCAACTGTTGCTGTTGCAGCAAATACAGTTGCAGTGATTGACTTACCAGAAACCTTGTTTCCAAATACGTCTGTTGCTGTAACTAGAACGTCCTGCTTTGTACCAGCAGCACCGTTTGCAGGAGCCGATACTGTTAGATTATTAATCTTACCAGCAGTTCCCTGTACGTAGTATGTAAGTGTTGTACCCTGATTTGTGATTACAACTGTACCAATTGCTGTGGTCTTTGTGTATACCCAGAATGTTGCAGTTGTTCCTGTACCAGTTGCAATTGTCAAGGTTGAAGAACCTGATGTTGCTCCTACTGGTGCAGCCGTTGTGTGTAGTGCAGACACGATTGTTGCATTTGTTGCTGCTACTGTTACGCTTGTTCCAACATCAACTGTTGCTACAAACTTTAGTGCATCAGCAGCATCTACTGAGTTGTCTGCAGGGACTGGCAATGATGCAGGCGTTGCGATTGCAGAGTTTGTAGTGTTTGCTACAGAATCAAGCGATACAGCGACTGTCATTACAGCAGCGTTTGCAGGCGTTGCTACCATTGTGCCCAATGTCATGGCTGCAACCATGGCAAGAGCGAGTTTCTTAAATGAATTCATTCTTTCTCCTTGTTAGTTTATCTAGTCCAATGACTAGAATGTTATATTAAATTAAAGCCGTCCAAGAAATCTCTAACATCGTCAGGCATTTTTGGATTACTTAATTCTACCATACCCCTGTCTTTCTCTGCAAGTCGTGCAGAAGAAGACCAAGTATGGACATCTATCTCAGTATTATTATTCTTTGGTGTGTGTGATATTGCTCCAAATACCGCACCAGTCACTGCATCTGCAAGGTCCTTAGATTTTTTGCGTGGGTGATCTACACGATTACCCTTCATAATTTTAAGTTCTGACATTTCTTCTAATAGGATAGGTATTCTTGGAATAGAAACACGCTCTTCATAAATCATCATAGCCAGATCTTCATAGTGCTTCTTAGCAACAGAGACTGTCTCAGTTCTAATTCCAACGGCCTGTAACTCATTTTGAATGTCAAATGATTGCCAACGGTCAAAGGAAACCATGCCAATATTAAAACCTTGTCTGCGTAGGTTCATAATCCACTGCTTAACTTCAGATAGATTAACTGGTCCCTCTGCTCTTGGTTCCCACCATGCAACTGCATCTACCACTACGATTGGTGCTACTTGTTCGTAGTCTTTAATTACCTGGATATTTACCCATTTATCTACGTGAGCAATTGCTACCGCACACTTATCGTGCTTTTGTGCAAGGTCAGCATGAATATAATATGTCTTATCTGGATCTGGTACAAACGTTTCGTCAAACCTTCTAAATGAATCTAGTGGATTTCTACTGTTCATGCACTTCTCAACCTTGTCAATCTGCTTAAAGAAAGCATCAGATGAATAGGTTGGCATACAAGCAAAACGCATCATGGCATCACCAAGGTCAGTATAGAATGCTAATTTAAAGTCTTCTATCTTACGTGTTGGATTTACTTCCCATGTAGGTCTTTTAAATGCGTATACCCTTGGAATTTTGTATTGAAGAATGTTATCCTCATCCCACGAAATTTGAAATTGATTGCCTGGATCTTCGTGTGGCAAGTCTTCGTTCATGATAAAGGTATGTGTTCTTTCAATAGTTTCTTTGTCAGCAATGACAGATTCGTATCGTTGAGAAATAAAGTCACCTTGATAACGTGGAAAAGAAAGCAAAACAACTTTTCCAAGGTCTGGGAAACGAGAGTCTACTGAACCACGGAATGCTTTATAGATATTATCAGCAGTCTTTCCTTGTTCATTTCCAGATACAACCTCACTTGCAAAACCAGAAATCTCATCAAGTACTGCCATAAGTAAGTTCAAACCCTCATGAGATTCTCTTTCTGAGTGTCCAGAGTAAACAGTAATTGCTTTGTCAAACTCAATTGAGTCAGCCTTTGCATTATACTTTCCAGCAAACCAAGGTGATTTTTCAATCTTTGTTTTAAAGCCTTTAAAGAAAACGTTCTTAGCCTGTTGTGCGTTAACAGCAACGTTAATGATATCAATAGCATCTCCTGCAGGCTTACCAAAATAAATTGCTGGGTCTTTAAGACATAATAGTTTATATACTACATATGCACAGGCTACTGTTGAGATAAAGTCTTTTCCGCTACCCTTGCCAAGTTGAAGAATTAATTCATTTTTGGTGTATTTGTTAAAGTGTTTAGTTCCTTCAACATCTCCCATGATGTCCATCACGTCTTCTTTGCGATAGATCTGGCTCATTGCTTCAACAATTTCGTATTGAATATCAGATAAAAGCGGTTGACCAAGATAATCAGGTGACTGGACAAATGTCTTTACGTCAACTGGGGTTTCAACAAAGTGATTTTCTTTTAATACTTCAAGAAACTCATTGAACATCGTGGACAACTGTAATCACTTCTCCTTCTTTTGCAATAGCAGAAAGCCTCTTCATGATAATGTCACGAACTTCTGGGTGCTCTGAAGCAATATCTCTCAGGATTCCAACAAGAACTTCTTGTCGTCTTTCAATTTCAATCATCTCTTCTGCTAGTTCTTTGTTCTCAAGAAGACCTGCTTTTTGTAGCATGTCAATTCTTCTTGACTCAATATCTAATACTAATTTAATGCCAGCAGTTTTGGCAGTAAGGTTTGTTGATAGACTTGCCTCATCAATAACTTCGTAAGCCTTTGTAATTAACTTTGTATAGTGTGTATCTGCTCCGACTAATGCCTCTTTAGCACGAGCACGGATAGCATCATTAGCAGATGCCATAACCTTCCACTCATTAATTAAAGATACAACACGAGTACGTGGTATGTCTAACTCTTTAGAAATAACTGTGGGGTCATTACCCTTAAGATATTCTGTAACTACTTGATTAACTTCATCAAGATGTTGAATAAGTTCTGTCTCACTTGACATACTTTCCCTCTAATCTATTTATTTCATCTTTAATATAAAAGATGGCCTTTTCTAAATCTTGAATAGTTTTTGATTCATCTTTAAGTCCTGCTCTCCAAAGATACTTAAAGGCATTTCCAATATTAAAGTTTCTATGACGTGTAATCTCAATACACTCTACTCCAGATGGATCAGTTGTATAGTGTGTTGGGTGATTAACTTGGTCAACTGTAATGTTAATGTTATTACTCATTATTTACTCTCTTGTCCACTGAACATATCCAGCATCATCCCATTTTTTCATATTTCCTAAGTGTGTTACTGCTAGACCATTAAATATATTTGAACCCTGCTTATAACAATAAACGTTATACTTAATTTCACGACCTTTTATTATATTCTTCCAAACAGTTTCTCCAGTTAATGCAACAACATTATCTTTATTTATTTTTTTATTTATTATGTTATATTTTAAAGCATTGATGATGTCTTTTAGTGCATAACTATTTGGTTTTGAAGCAAAAACATTTATAGCATATTCATATGGATTTCCCTGATCATCTTTTGAACAAGTCATCTGATATTCATCCTTAATCCAAGTATCAATTGGTTCGTTACAGATAGTATCAAGATCACAATAAACCCCACCATAAATATATAGAACCATGCATCTCCATATATTTGCTTTTACTATTCCAAGTTCACAACTGTTAAAAATTTTAAACCATTCTTCACCAAAATTATTTAAAACAAAATTATTTCTATCATCAGAACTCATATACTTATATTCCCAATTTTTATTTTTATTTTTCCAAGATTCTGTAAGTTCTTTTATTTCTGGCAAGAGTTCTTCATAACTGCATTCATATGTTTGCCAAATTATTTTAGGAATCATTACTTAGTTTCCTCTGAACCCAATCTTTTAAAACACTTTAAACAATTTGTATATGTTCTTCCAGTATAAGGACATGATGATATTGAAGACTCTAGGTGCTTACAAAATACTGTCTGTGTAAATGCTTTTGTAACATCTATAAAATTTTTAATAATCCTCATCTTCATCCTCCTCTAAGTTCCAGTCAAATGACTCTGGAATATTTTTTAATGCAACTATTGTATAAGTGATGCCTGCTGCTGCAGCCAATGACAATATAAATATAATTCTTTTTATCTTATTCATCTTTTAGACTTCCTTAATCCAAATTTAGCAAGGTATACGTAGATAGTCTCAACACTGGCTCCGCACTCCTTTGCAATTTCTTCTGGAGTCTTTTTATCCATAAGGTACCTCTTACGCATATAGACTTCCGATGTATATAGTTTAGCAGGCATAGCGTTATTTGTCAACCTTTATTTTCTTCAATGTTATAGTTAAACCTATCAGAGTTTTCCATTATCCACTTATCTTGGTTTTCTACGTCATACTTCTTTTCATTGATTATTCTGTCAATCAAATACTCTTTTTCTAGCGTAAATGAAGGCTCGTATACCCTGACTCTGTTATTAGGCTGAATTGCAAAATTACCATCATCTCTTTGAATAACATGTCCACACTTATGGTCTGCAGGACTTTCAGAATACCCATCATCTAAAACATTTGTGTCTGGATTGTGCCAGTCTAATGTAAATAAATAGGTTCCCTTATTCATTGTTTTTGTTCTATCTATATAAGACATTCTAAGGTTTGTTAGGTTTTCAAATCTTGTTACAGCAATGTGATGACTAAAAGAATTCCACAACACTAGATTGTGTAGATCAACTTCAGGAACTCCTGGCTCTGTACAGAAGGCAGAAATTGGAAGTCTCCACCAGAGGCCACCGTCTGGCATCATAATATGAAATAGCGGACTTCTAGACTTTAAACTTGAAACACCAAAGACTACGCACTCAAAATATTTGTCGTGGCTATCTTGATGATTTCTTAAATAGTTTCCTCTTACATAACAGTTTATCGGAGGTATGTTTGCATTTAACTCTGGCATTATTTATTTTCTCCTATCGCCTTATCCCAATTTTTTACAGCCCAATGACCAATTCCACAAGCATCTGCAACATCATTGTCTGTAATGGTTCTATCATAATTAATATTAATAAACTTAATTGTTCTTTCTTTACGAAGCATTCTTTCGTGAGCCTTGTAGTATGAATCAGACTTTCCAGGATTTTGAGATCGTATTAGTAACTGTTCTTCTTTAGATATTTTCCCATTACCCATAAAAATTTGCCAAGTAATTGGAGAAACTCTGCCAATTATTTTAGTTCCAGATTGTCCTGCTGATCCAAGAATTGCACCTTGAACTAATGCAAGGTCAGCAGCAGTCTTGGGGCTATTCATAAATACTGTATGTTCAATAACTATTGCTTCAAAACCACCATAAATATCAAAAAAGGCTTTTACTTTTTTGCCAGCATCCATAACTTTTTCATAGATATTATTTCCTTCAAAAGAAATTTTTCCAATACTTTCAAGTTCATTGCCAACAAACAAAGCAAAGGCAAGACTATTAGTACTAGCATCTATAGCACAAATAGTTTTTGGCTGTGCTTCTGCTCCCCACTTAGTCTTGCTCATATTCAATATAGCCTTTCAACTCTTTTAACATTTTTGCAACTGCTTTTTCACTAACATTACAATTTGAACAAAATCCAGAGTCGTTATATATAGAAAGTTCTTGTGCACAACCACCAAGACATAAACGCTTTTTACCTTTTCGTTTTTGTCTTTTTGTTACGTTATACCTTTCTACAATCTTTTCTCTGGTTGCAATATCCCTACAAACCTTATTACAGTAAATTTGATAAGTTACTTTAGGTTTAAATGATGTATCGCATACACTACATAACTTCACTGAGCCCCTCCAGGGATTTAAGTTTTACTACCCCTGCGCCAGCATC